ACGTTAGAATAGGTACTGTCAGGCTTGGGGAGGTCAGCCATTCTCAAGGGCCTCCACCCGTGCAGCCAGTTCCTGAATGGCGTTGACTACCGGAGCAAGTATCGCCATGTAATCCAAGTACTTGGTACCGTCTTCCACGGTGTCCACTAGCGTCTGGGACTCAATAGACTGTGCAGTACACAGGTCTTCAATGTCCTGCGCTACAAATCCCCAGTTATAGTCTCCATGCCCATCCTTCCATGAGAAAGATACTGGTGCAAGCCCCTTAACGAAGTTCAAACCGGGCGCAGACCCGAAGTTCATCTTCAAGTCACGGTCAGACCAACCTTGGAACGAGGAAGCATACGATGTGCTATGCACCCATGAGTAGTTCCACTTGTAAGAACTGCTACCACAGGGATAGGCGTTGTTAACCATAGGATTAAGGTCAGCAACCTGTAGCCGTGTATAGATGAACTGACCCGTTCCAGCAGGCCCACCAAAGCCGGGTGTGGTCTGGCCCCACGGGTCTGAGTAGACGTAATGTGCTGGCTTAGTGGCACCAGAACTGTTGTGTGTCATCGTCCTGATGCGAGGCCACTCATCGTTAATCGTGATCGTGCCGTTGCTGTGGGACAGGCTTACCTCAGCGTCACTGGATATGTTTATCGCTACCGTATCGGACCCACCGATGTTCTCAGTACTCCCCGCAACCGTGAGATTCCATTCTGTAGAACCCGTCAGGTCAACTCCACCACCAGCGTCATCATAGATGGCTGAGATACCAGAGTGGGTGGCGTCGGTGGTGAACATGGCACCGACGATGTCCTGTACTTCTTCAGTAGTGGTGCCACCACCGCTAGCGGCCCCAAGGTTGGTCCACGTTGTGGCATCAGTCTTAACATAGATTCTGGTCTGACCCGTAGCCTCGGTCATGTTAGAGTCGATGCGTATTTCACCGATAGTACCCACAGCAGAACCGGGCGTGGACGTGACTACCGTGGGGTTGGCCTGCGGGAGGATGGACACACGCTTGTCAACGATGGCAGCAGCGTTTATGCCTGTGTCACCGGAAGCGTAGTAGACAGTAGCCAGAAGCAGGTCGGTGGTGCTGTCGAAGTCGGGGAACCTAGCGTTTGAAGCGCTCTCCCCGTTGTTGGCAGTGGTGCCCTGTAGGGCATACACACTGAAAACTCCCCCTGATTTCTGTACACTAATCAGGACGAACTTGGCGTTCCCCGTAGCCGGGGCAGACATAGACAGAACGGTGTCTGCTGTGATGCTAAAGTACTCACCGTTGAGGTAACCGCTCACCGCAGCAGCGGTTACGGTATTAGTAGCACTGTTTGTTACAGCACCACCACTCAACACTCCCGACTTCTGGTAGCCAAGGGACTGGAAGTCACCCTTGTCTGGTTCTGCCTGATCGGCATCAACGGTATCTGGCCGGTTAGGTATCGTAAAGGCCATGTCCTACCTCATGCGAGAGTATCGTAGATGTTTCCGCTCCCACGCAGGTAGTTGTACAGGTCTGGCGGGAGGTCATAGGACTCCCCATCGGTAAAGTCGTAGACCTGACCCGAGAAGTACATGCGCCAAGTTCCCTTGACGCGGGCCTTCTTCGTCTCAGCCTCTACGGTAACGGTTTCTGTAACCACCTCTGCTACCGGCTCCTCCTCAATAACTGGAGTTGCCTTCTTGGCAGCAGCAGCAGCCTTCTTCTTGGAAGGGACCTTCGTTGGTGTTACTTCTTCTACTTCGATTTCATCAGCCATGTTGTATTAAACCTTTCCGACGGGTGTATGTGTAGCAGGGGGGCGGGGCTCGTAGACCCCAACCCCCCACAACACTATAGCAAATCGCAACTAGGCGATTGCACCACCAAGGGTGTTGATGATGACTCGGGACTCACTGGTGATGACACCAAAGCCCCAGATGGCATACCAAGCGAGGCCATGCTCACGACCGAAGTCGATCACGCCACCATCGCGCAACTCAACCGGCAGGGCAATGGCCTGCCCGAAGGCGTTGTCACCGATCATAACGGCGTTGTAAGCGTTGACGTTCTCCTGAAGGCCAGAGGTGCCAGCGTCGGTATCCAACCCCGAGAGGGCTGAGAGAGCCGAACCTGCGGCAGTACCATCAAGTCCCTTAGAAACCTGAGTGGTTTCAATGAAGACCACGTCGTACAGGCGACCGATCTCACCGAGCATGAAGTTGCCGGGAGCGGCGTACTTCGTGACCTCAATGAACTCGGGCCAGTCACGCAGGGAGCGGCTCTGCGACGGGTGAACGAAGCAGACGTAGGTGTCACCCAGTCGCGGAATGTTCTCCGCAGCGAGGATCTCAACCGAATCCTTGATAGTCGTGGGGGAGAGGTACCCCGGTGAAGCCGCTGTACCAATGGTACCGCCATCGTATGGCGAAACCGTGGTGCGGGCACCAGAAGCCTTGGTACGTCCGAAGGTGATGGACGGAGCAACCGCCGAGCCACCGCCGAACGGGATACCGGCCTTGTACAGGGTGTTACGTGCTTCAATGTCCATCGACTGAGCCATGTGACGGCCAAGGAGACGGGACGACGACGCCATAACGTCATCGAATGAAGCGTTGAGCAGCAACTCAGTCACTGAAATGGCCTGACCACGCTCAGAAACAACAATCTGGATCTGGCTGGCCGAAAGGGCCGAAGGCTCCATACGGGTACCTTCCGTCAGTGTCGCACCAGCATTCTGGTCGACTCCTAGGTTGGTATAACGCATGAAGTTGACGGTGAGACCCGGCATGACGCCAAGTTCCGTCTTTTTGACAGCGAACTGCTCAAAGCGGAGTACAGGCATAGCCTGAAACAAGATTTCCTTGCTCCAGATAGTCTGTATCGCTGGGGTCAGCGCTGTATCTGACGAGTAGCCGGTTAGCGAAGACTGGTCAGCAGCCGTCGTAATCGAACCACCCGACGGTGCGGGTAGTGCCATTGTTGGGGTTTCCTCCGTTAGGGGACTATGGTTTTATGTTGTTAAAAGCGACCTTGTGAGGGTCGCGCCTTCAGGAGCCTGTCCCGCATTTGCATGTACTGTTCCATCGGCATATCACGGATGTCCTCCGCTGACAATGTCTGCTGCTCCGTCTGAGTTTCCATTGGCCCAACCGGGGGAGCCGTTACCGGCGACCCCCGCAATCCACTCGGTTGAGCAGACTGCTGGATTGATTCCAGTATAGCACTACTACGTTCCCTTAGTACCGCTATAGAGTTATCAATCTCTTCTTCGGTAGTACCGGAAGCAAGATCCCGAAGTTCAGGGATGATGTATTCCTCTTCTTCGGACATACGTCGTCCAAGATAAGTCTCCAGTTCACGGTACCGTCGTTCCTTCTCCAACATCGCTGATTGGGTGGCACGCTCCTCTTCGATCTTGGCGAGGCGTCCCTCCCATTCTGTTTCCACGACCTTGAGTTTCTCGTCAAACTCGGTCTCGCGCTTAACGATTAGATCCTTAGCGCTCAGTTCTTCCTCTTCGCGCCTCCTGAGGGCATCGGACTCAGTCTTAGCCAAACGTGCGGCCTCTGACCTGTTCGCATCACTCTCAACATTAAGAATGTTCAGTTGGTCTTCAAGTGTCTTGACTCGTCCATCAGAGTCCTCAAGCCTCTTGTACAACTTGTCTTTCTCCTGAGTACGAATACGCTCTACATCCTCTTCAGTGAATGTGCGAGCAGAGGTTGACTCTTCGGTACCCACTGCAAAGGCAGTCTCGGTAACCTCAGTGTTGTCAGTAACTTCCTGACTGGGGGGCAACACTACTAGCCCGGCGAGGGCTTCAGGCGCAGTGGTGTCCGTAGGTGTCTTAGCCATAACTTTTCTCCATTCTGGTTTGGCGATTGATAACTAGAGTAATGCTACTTATGCTTCTTCGTCTGAGGGAATACGACGCTGGGCGAACCTCGCCCCGTATGCCCGCTGAATCAAGTTGTCTAACAACCCTGCGTCCGCACCGGGGGCAGCAACGCCGGGGAGTATCCCCCCACCATCGTCCCCTCCGGTAGACGCTCCGCCGGGAGGTTGCGCCCCTTCGGGGGGTAGCATTCCAGTGGCGGCAAAAACGGCCTGCATGATCTGGGCGTTGAACATCTCCAACGTGCCAGCATC